CCCACCGTTAGGTTTTAGGTGAATTTACGGGGCTATGCCGGTTCTCAAAGGGCATATACTCCGCGTACGTCTGTCTCCAAGTATCAGAGATGGAGTACGTTAATCTTACCGTGAAAGACGTCCTGTCAGTCACGGTGAACCTACTTCCGGACGTAATCCGTTTACGTTGCCATTTCAAGATTGGGGCAGAAAGTAACCCCAGTCCGCGGTCAATCACATCACGCAGGTAGCGTGCATTGTGTTTACGCAGATTTGGCACCGCACTGGCCCCCCTAAGATCGGTCATCAATTTCCTCATATGGAAATCGTCGCCTTTCTGCGGGATCGGTGTAGAGATCAACCGATAGTATTTGTACACGTCATAAACCTTCGGAGACTTGAAATCCCGAACATGACGGTACGAGTCAAAGTCCTCATCGCTGAGTGGTCCAGTCAGGCTTTTCGCCTTATCAGGTACCCATTTACACAGCAATTCAGAAGTCTTTGAGTCATCGATTCCAAACCTTAGCGACAAAATCCTTCCCAACCGATTGATATCGGTAAAGAGGTCCTGAAGCGAAAGTGGGGTTTCGGTGAGAAATACAGGTCTCAGAGATTTCCCTAGAAGCCAATCTGTACCGCATGATTCACGTACCGGACCAGATACAAAGGTCTTAGGTATGTTAATTGTGAATCCGCAATTGGCGAGCAAAGAAATAACTTTCGGCACGTATTGTTTCTGAACGATGAGATCATCGCCGAAAACTGCAACATGTCTACTAGTGTATCTTCCACCCTCTGCTTTTATCGAGGCAACTATTATAGCCAAGAATATAGCAGATTCAAGCGCGAAGGTAAAACCGTTCCCCATTGAAGAAATTTTCGAATAACGAAACTTCCTTTTACCTATGCTACCACGAGGGCAGCGTAGGGCAACGAGGAGGCTAAACCAATCAGGAGGCAACAACAACTCACACAGCTTTAGGCTAAGTGAATCTGAGGCTGCAGACAGATCAATAGTAACGTAACTATTTGGCCCATCATCGAGACTCCCAATTCTTGCCAGCTCCTGATTCTTCCTCTGGTCATTGAGGTCGACACCGTAACGGGTTAACCGTTTACGGATAAAACCATCTACACCCAGTTGAAGCATCAGGTTGAGTGCTGGTTCGATCGCTATAGTACGCTCTTTGTGAGCGTCCTTAGGAACGAAAGAGATTCGGTTCTCATCGGTTATACTTATAACGTCTTTCCAGAACTTCTTCATATTCAACGGGAGATGCATTGGTATATCCTTTGCTTCCCTATACGAATTTTGAAGTGCTCCGTACCAACGTTGGTCAGTTTCGATAAGGAACCTAGCGTACCGGTACGCACCAATCGTACACGAGTAGGGCCAGCAGTGGTATTTGTGATACGCACCACTTAGCTTCCCACTAGTGTCCAGGTTTGCGCCCGGCCCATGTCGAGCGTCGTCCATGAATCCGGCACCAATTACTTCGTGCCCTAACAATTCACTTAAAAAGGTCCGCATATCCCGCAGTTCTGGGGTAGGCATACCGTTTGCATCCAACAATACCTTGAAACCTCTCTGATTGTATTCATAGCAGGTTTCCTCGGCATCGAGGAAGACATCGAGAGCCGCTTGTTTCCGGGCTTCTTTGTCAGTATCAAAGCGGAACTTCTTAATCACGCTAGCAAGCAAGTACTTCGCTCGCGTTTCCGCAAGAGAAGCCTTCTGAGGATCTATGCACTGTAATCCCCAAATCTCTGAGAGAGTAGTATAGCTTTCCAAGTCGCGCTTACGCGCTATATGGGTAATGAGCCATACTTCATCCTCGCTGAGATAAATGCTAAGGTCTTCAACAAGGGTTGATAATATCTTCCAAGGATAATCATTTGGAAGAGGTTTTGGCGCCAAGAATTCTTTTGGCGCCATTCTGGATTTAGTTTCACGTTTCATAAAACCTCCATGCAACTCGAATAAATGTTTTCACTCGAAATTATTTCCGAATGAGACTTTTCACAGTTTTAATAACCTGTGAAACCGCTTGTAATGACAGTATAATGAGAGAGAATATCTTTTGGATACCCATCGCTATACCATCTGCGTAATATTCAATTTATCCATTATTGCATGGTCCAACAAAGCAATCATTCGCTGCCGAAAAACCAAAATGGCTGCGTCCGATGTGCCTTCAGGAATCGAAAACGAGGTATCACCGATGATAGGGGCCGTAAGAACGGATACCCCATCAACTCCGGTAACACTCTGGTCCCAGGTCAACTTGAATGCGGACTTTTTAACCCCGCGAAAGTTGCCATTCGCCTTCGAGAACGTGCGGTAGAACTTCAGTAAGTCTCGTGCATCGGTGGCATGATCTGCACCGATATACGTCGATGTGTTCAGCGAGTCGCTGAATCTCGTAAAGACGTAATCAACTGTAGTTCCGTCGTTCAACTCATCCACTGGAAGTGTAACTTCTTCTGGTAAAGACATGGTGTGTACTCCTTGTACTTAGGTATATCTTTCGATATACAAGTTGTGCCACCCTTAGGTGACGGGTGATAGGCGGGAAATCCGCAAATCAAAGATGATTTACCATAACATTTGGGCTAAATACGCAGGTTTTTATCGCGTCTATGCCCTCTTAATATTATGAATAAATCGACAAGTTTCAGCACATCCAACCGTACTTTTATACGCGGAAAGATGGGCTTAGCTGGGTCTACTATGCGTTCCTTTTGTGTAACTTCCTCGGTTATTTTGAGGTTGTTATAAGGATCCGTCCAAACACAATTACGGTACCCGGTTTTCGGGGTAGCGGTCCGAATGTTTGATTCACAGTAAACCTGTTTTCGGATCTCCTCTTTCGAAGAAACCCAAGAGGCTAATATCTCCAATCCCCAGTGAGGGGACCAGGAGCTTATTAGGTCACCAAGGTTGAGAACCCAGTCGCTTACAAACGATAAGGGGGTTAATTCCCACAGCGTCTGAAACGAGTCACTTAATCCCAATCTCATAACGGGATGGTTTGTGACCACCTTGGCGAGTACCCCGGCTCTTACATTCACTTTGTAATCTAACGTTCTTACGATTGTTAAATTACGTACCCAGTCTGCGCAAGCGGTTGCTTCGTAGCTGGTTTCCGTCTCCCGAAAGAGATCGTCGTGATTATAAGATTCTGACGCCCTAAAAGTTACACGTTCTGGTAGCTTTTCTTGCCAACCAGAAATGACGGTATGTAAATCCATCATATCGTAAATCAAGGGTCTGAGGGAGTATCGCAACTCCATATACCGATCGGCTAATTGCGCCGGCGTGTACTCAGTGGCTAAACGTTTGGCGAAAAATCGCTCCCCGTTTAAAGTTGCCTTCCTGAGCCTCAGGTATCGAAATACCTTTAACAGCCGCTTGCCTATGGAATATAGTGAAGCAACGGTTTTCTTCCCTTCTGCTAGCATGACCTGAGTTTGAGCCTGTGTAAGTTGAGCATTAGCAAATGCTCTCGTCACGGCAAGCGCTCTCATGTCGTCTAGGTCAGCGGGGCTGTGTGACAGAAACGTTCTCCAATTTTCCGGAGTAACGTAAGTGCCAGAGGACTTGTCTGAATAAGACAGGTACCTATAGGGATTACAGTTTGTATTTTTGTCGTAAGAGTAATTCTTATTACGACTAGACACACCATACTCCTTTAGGGTAACCGTCGAACTCATAGGGCTGTTTACAATCGCCCCACTTGCAATAAGTGCATGAAAATCCGGAGTAACGACATCTAACATCTGCGAAGATTGGATCTTGCAAATTAAGGTGCCGCTAGATGTGGTTTCGACTCGAGAGTCGTCCCCACTACACGGTTCTGTAGTAATGACCCGTGTTTGACTCCAATTTTCATTCTCCTCATCGTAAGTACTTCGTTCTCTCATCATATCTTCTCCTTTCGAGACGATATAAAGGATCATAGCAACCAGCGTCGCCTCACAGCGATTGCTACAATATCTTCTCAATGTTCACCTTAACGGGTCAACTTGAGCAGAAAACTCTCCAGCGGCCAAGGCCGCAAGACTACCTGGGCACACTGC